GCAGATAAAATCAAGGTCTATACCGATACAACTTGGACAATCAACGTCGGTACACCAGTATAATCTGCTATACTTATGGATATGAGTAGTGGAAATTTGCCAAAAGTTGGTAACGTCAGGCGCAAAGTAATAGAAAAAAACTATGCCTGGGGTCTTTATGTGTACAAAAAAGCCAGTGGTAAATGGTTTACCGACGGCGAGGGTAGCGTATTAAATATTCCAGCAATGCGTGGAGATATTTCAAAAATAGCAGAACTTAAGAAGGCTGCTATGTATTATGGAGATGAAGGCGATGGCGAGTGTATTTTTGTACCTGGTCTGAGCAGGGTATCTGAAGAACAATATTCAGAAATGAAAGACAGAATGAAACAGGGTCTAATTCCAAATGTCAATGATCTTGGTGCAGTATATGATGCACAACAGACCTTGAAGAAACATGGAAGAGAAGCATTTGACAATGACTGAGAATTTTGATTATATACAAGCAAGTTTAAATACACAAAGCAAAGAGCCAAGTGCCTTTGCAAATATTGATCCTTTTTCTAAATCTTGGGATGAACTTAAAGGTTTGTCAGGAATTGATAATAACTTCCGTCGTAGGACTGCAAGAAATATTGCAAAGGTAGCATCTGAAAATCCAGCATATTTAGAATCTGCTGGTGCAGTTGCAATGGGTGATGATGCCAAGTCAAAACAAATAAATGCTGGCACGGTATACAGAAATGGCTACGGACTATTTGATGTAATTACACCACCATACAACATGTATGAGTTTGCAAACTTTTATGATACTAACTTTGCTAATCATGCTGCCATTGATGCAAAGGTAGAAAATGTTGTAGGTCTTGGATATCGTTTTGATATTACAGATAGAACCTTGTTAAGTTTTGAAATGAGTGACGACGAAGGCAAGGTAGATAGAGCAAGAAATAGAATTGAACGAGCAAAGATTATGCTTCGTGACTGGTTAGAATCTCTTAATGATGATGATTCATTTACAACTACAATGGAAAAGGTTTATACAGACCTACAAGCAACTGGTAATGGTTTCTTAGAAATTGGCCGTAAGGTAAATGGAGAGATTGGATATGTTGGGCATATTCCAGCAACAACAGTTCGTGTTCGTCGTTTGCGAGACGGCTTTGTTCAGATTATTGGAAATAAGATTGTTTATTTTAGAAACTTTGGTGCTAAAAATACTAATCCAGTAACTTCTGATAGCAGACCAAATGAGATTATTCATCTAAAACAGTATTCTCCACTTAATACATTTTATGGTATTCCAGATATTCTTGCAGCAATGCCTGCTTTAATTGGAGACCAACTAGCATCACAATATAACATTGATTACTTTGAAAATAAGGCTGTGCCACGCTATGTAATTACAGTGAAAGGTGCAAAACTATCTGCTGATGCAGAAGACAAGATGTTTAGATTCCTACAGACTGGATTAAAGGCTCAGTCTCATAGAACTCTTTATATTCCACTTCCTGGTGATACTGAAAATAATAAAGTTGAATTTAAGATGGAGCCAATTGAAAATGGTGTTCAGGAAGGCTCATTTAAAGAATATCGTAAACAAAATCGTGATGATATTTTGATTGCTCATCAGGTTCCTATTTCTAAACTTGGTGGATCTGACTCTGCTGCTATCGCTGCTGCACTTTCACAAGATCGCACATTTAAAGAGCAGGTTTCACGACCAGCACAAAGATACTTAGAAAAAATGGTAAATAAGATTATTAAGGAAAAAACTGATGTTCTTGAACTCAAGTTTAATGAGTTGACCTTGACAGATGAAATCGCACAGTCTCAGATTTTGGAACGGTATGTCAAGACTCAGGTTATGACACCTAATGAGGCTCGTGATAAATTAGATCTTCCACAAAGGCCAGATGGCGATATGCCATTTGTTATGAGTCCACGTCAGGCTACTGACGCTAGGGCAGATTTGGCAGGGAATCGTCAAAGAGACGCTGAAAGAGCAAATAATAACTCAGATTCTCCATCCACAATTTCTGGAAGAAATCCACAAGGAGAAGGGCGTTCATCCACATAATATCCACATAGTGATATAAACGGATGATATAATTATTCTGCGATGATTATAAACAAAGCACACTGGGTTATGGAAGGCGACAATGTTCGCTTCTCTATGCCCATTGGCAAAGTAGATCAAGAACGCCGTATCGTATCAGGTTTTGCAACTTTAGATAATATTGATAAGCAAAACGATATTGTTACTACAGAAGCAAGCATGGCTGCTTTTAAAAAATTCCGTGGCAACCTTCGTGAAATGCATCAACCCAGTGCTGTTGGTAAGGTTGTTTCTTTTAAAGAGGATCGTTATTTTGATCCAGAAACAAAGAAATTTTATAGCGGAGTTTATGTTTCAGCATATGTTTCTAAAGGTGCACAAGATACATGGGAAAAAGTTTTAGATGGAACTTTGACTGGTTTTTCAATTGGTGGAAGTATTACAAAAGCCGATGATGAATTTAATGAAACATTAAATAAACCAGTGCGTATAATTAAAGAGTATAATTTAACTGAACTATCACTTGTTGACAATCCTGCTAATGAGTTTGCCAATGTTATCTCTATTGAAAAGGGAGAACTTGGCGGGTACTTAGCAAAAGCAGTTGTTGACACAGTGTATTGGTGCAAGCAGGACGATATCGTTCGTTTGTCTCCAGAAGATAAAGAGTCTTGCCCAACTTGCGACACATCAATGAATAATATTGGTTTTGTCGAAAGAGGCGACGATAACATTGAAACATTAAAGTTCTTAGTTGATAGTGCAAAAGGCATTAGGACAATTAAGATGACAAAGGAGGAAAATCCTATGACAGAAGAAACACCAGTTGTCGCAGAAGCACCAGTTGCTGATGCAGCACCAGTTGTTGAAAATGTTGAGGTTGCTCCAGAGGCTACAGCAGAAGTCGTAGCAGAAGCAGAAGCAGTTGTCACAGACGCTGCCACAGAACCAGAAATTGCAAAGTCTGATGATGTTGTTGCTTCTACAGAAGAAGTTGTAGAGAAGTCAGAAGATACAGTTGCAGATATTGCAAAGAATGTAACTGATATCAAAGACTCTCTAACTAATGCCTTGAGCGATCTTGCTGCAACCGTTAAGTCCATGCAGGACACAGTTGCTGCAATTACGAAGTCCCTTGAAGCCGTTACAGGTGAAGTAAAGTCTGTAGCAAGTGAGGTAAAAGAAGTAAAGGGTTCTTTCGATGAATTTGGAAAGCGTGTTGATGCAGTAGAAGCAGACACAGCCTTCCGCAAGTCTGGCGATCTAGGCGAGATCGTACAGGAATTGGTTGAAAGACCAGTTCAAAAATCCCTATGGGGCGGACGTTTCCTCACAAATGCCGACCTATTTAACTAAAAACCAAACGGAGGTGAACAATATGTCGGAACAAGAAAAACTAATTAAGGCTGCTGAAGCAGGTGCTTTCGTATCTGGTGGTATTGGAAGTGCAACTGCAACAAGTCCAGACGGTAACGTTTCTCCTGCAGAGTCACTAGGTAACGTGACTGGCGGAGCATTCGGTGTCACAACTGGAGCAAACGCAGTTAACCCAACAGGTACCTCTGGCGGTATCTTGGCACCAGAACAGGCTCGTCGCTTTATTGACTATGTGTGGGATGCAACAGTTCTCGCCAAAGATGGTCGTAGAGTTACAATGCGAGCAAACACCATGGAGATCGAAAAGGTCAACGTTGGTGAGCGTGTTATTCGTGCTGCTGCACAAGCAGATGACGCATACACAAATGCTGGCGCAACATTTACAAAGGTAGAACTAACAACCAAAAAGATTCGTCTTGACTGGGAAGTTTCTACTGAGTCTCTAGAAGACAATATTGAAGGGGCTGCTCTTGAAGACCGTCTCGTTCGCTTGATGACCAATGCATTCGCTAATGACATTGAAGATCTTGCGATTAACGGTGACGGAGCAACAGGCTCATTCCTTTCAATCATGTCTGGCTTTATTAAGCAAACTCGTGGTACAGTAGGTAACGATGCTCACGAAGCAGATGTTACTGTATCTGATAACGAGTGGACTCCTGATGTAATGCAAGATATTATTCTTGCAATGCCACGTAAGTATCGTGCACTTAAGAGCAATCTTAAGTTCTATGCAGGTACTGACGCATTCCAGGGTATCGTTAAGAATAACGGTACACTCGCTGATGCTATTGCTGAAGCGATTGCTGGACAAACACCAGGAAGCACACAAGCAAACCGTCAAGCATACCTTGATGGACTTGGCCAAACATTCGGTGGTTCTCGTACCACCCGTGTTCTCGGCGTGGATGTAATGGAAGTTCCTTACTATCCAGCAGGATATGTCGATTTGACATTCCCTGAGAACCGTGTCTGGGGCTTCCAGCGTGATATCACGGTAAACCGTGAATACAAGCCAAAGAAGGATACAATTGAATACACTGTATTCGTACGCTTTGGTATCGCTTGGGAAGAGTTGGATGCAGTTGCTTATGGCGACGCAGACAGCGCAGATTCCTAAAATATAGCGAATCAAAATTAGAAGAGAGCGGCCTAAAAACCGCTCTCTTTTAGCATTTCTGGTATAATGACATTTGGAGGATTAAATGTTGTCCGTTGAAGAATTAAAAACAAAAAGTGTTTTTGAGATTAAGTCCTATGCCAAAAAAAATAATATAGATCTTCAAGATGCTAAAACAAAAATTGAAATGTTAAATGTTATACAGGGTAAAGAAATAGTAAAAGTAGCAAAGAAAGAACTACCAGAGAGAGTTGCTTTATATTCTGAAAGAAATAAACATAATACAGACAAGAAAAAAGGATCACTCAAAGTTGGTTATAATATAGTTACTAAGGAGGCAGCCGAATGGTGGCTTTCTCGCAAGGGAGTTAGATTAGCAACTCCTGAAGAGTTAGCAAGATACTACGGCGTAGAATAATGGAAATTTTGCGTATTCCCCCATACCCGCTTTCAATTGAGTACAC